GATTTTTAATTATCATTTTGTCTTGAAAAACTATTGTCCAATTTCCTTTAGCTGCCATTTTTTCTCCTAAGTTTTAATAATATAAATTATTGTTAAATATGGTTGAACAACTGAAGTCGCATCGCCAGAAAAAGTTGCACTCATATTGTGTGCGTGACCTTGACCGCTTCCTATATTAGCAGTGTTAGGGTGGTTGTCTGTGTCTTTACTATTGTCCGGTCTTGTAACTTCACCTACTTGACCACCACTATTATCTAATTGTGGAATTGCGTGTGAGTGCGATGCAAGTTGTGCTGTTGATAAAGTTGCATTAGCTGTTGAACCACCAACGTTTCCAGTTGAAGTTACAGTGTTCGCTCCACCAGTTGAAGCTAAAGCTTTGTTATTAGATTTTCCAACTGCTACGTTATCTTGTAAATCAGGAACATTAAAAGTTGATGAACCATCTCCAGCTCCGTAAGTTGTACCTACGATTGCAAATAGATCTGCGTAAGTTGTTCTTGAAACAGCTGCACCATTACACTCTAAGAAACCTGATGGCACTGAAGCAGAAGACCACGGCACAATAGTAGCTGTAGGAATTCCTTCGATACCTGTAAGGTTTGCTCCATCAAAATCGTATTTAGTTGCTTCGTAATTAGACATATTCTATTTCTCCCTGTAGCTCCACCCTGTTGTAGCGTCTCCAGAATAAACTAAACTGAAACCAGCACCTTGTGTATTAACAACTAGGTCCGAAGCTGCGTTAGCTATATTAGAGCCATTTCTTCCAACAGTCAATGCGTTAGTATTAAAATCATAACCTTGGTCCATGAATGAAACTTCATCACCTGCACTTGGAGAAGCAGGAAGAGTAATTGTGAATGATCCACCATTTGTATTTACTAAAAGTTGAGCACCAGCTTGAACTGTTTCTGCTGCTGATACTACTCTCCAATTTCTTTGCTCAGATAATTTTACAATGTTTGTACCATCAGAATATAATACATAGTTGTTTCCTTCACATAAAAGAACACCTGTACCTGATGTAGTTTTAAAAGTTAAAGTGTTTCCTGCATGGTCACATGCATTTTGTACGTTATAAACTTTTTCAATTGAATCTGGAATTGTTACGTTTAAGTTTCCTGCTAGTGTACCTGTTAATTTAATAACATCGTTTTTACCATTTGATAATGCACCATTAGTAAAAGTAAGTGCTCTACTAGCATTAGTTACGTTGAAAGTTGTAAAACCACCGATTGCTTGTTCTAAAATTAATAAGTTTGTATTTGTAATTTGTCCCCAAGTTCCCGAGTTTTCACCAGTAGCTTGAACCGTTAATTTTAAATTAGCTGATGTTGAATTTGCCATAATTTAAATTCCTTATTGTCGTTAATTTACTAAAAAATTGAGTTTGTGTCAAACCCATTATGCAGCTCTTGTTGGTACTTCTTGCCAACCTGGTGGATCTATAGGTGCTGAACCTGTATTTACTTCGTTCCAGATCAAAGCATTAGCAGAATTTAGGGCCATAGTCAACTCTATTCCAGTTGGTGTAACATTAGCATTTGCAACAGTTGTAACACTTCCTAAATTAGCTGTCATAGCTATCGAAGTTACATCTGCAAAAGTTACAGCATCTAGAGTACCTGTTCCAAGAGCAGCACTAAAGCCTTCTCCCACCACTGTTACATTGGCTTCTCCTGTAATTACAGTTCCTGTAGCAACGGCCATACCAAATCCGATACCTGTAACTGTTGCATCTGGAGAAGGATCCACGGTTCCTTCTTCTGCTGTCATTGTTTCACCAGTGACATCTACACTGGCTGTACCTGTGGCTGCTATTGTTCCAACGTTAGCTGATAATGCTATACCTGTTAATTCTACGCTTTCCCATTCACCGGTAGCACCCCATTCGAATTGACCCCAGAAGTATCGTCCCCAACCTTCTAAGTTATATGCTTCAACATTACCAACAGAACCGGTTGCACCGATTCCTTCTAGCATTGCATCAGGACCAGCGTCAGCTGTTCCAAGATTTGCTGTAAGAGAAATACCGGAAGGAAAAACTTCTGTTGCAATTACAATACTTTCATCACCTTGTGATGCAGACATTGCAATTCCAGTTGAAACTGGATTTACGTCAATTGAAATTGCTTCATCACCTAATGAAGCAGACATTGAAATACCAGAAAGAACTACATCACCTTGTTCTCCCCAGGCATTTTCACCCCAAGTAAGTCTTCCCCAACCTGAATTTAATTCGGCATCGACGGTTACACTACCTAATGAAAAAGATGCACTTATCCCGCTGACAGCGTTAATGTTATTATCGCTGCCCCATGCATTACCGCTCCATACACCGAAACCCCAGGTTGCTGCCATAGGAAGTTACCTCCTATAACTATTACCCAGAAATTCTTAGAATCGCTGCTGCTGTTGTGAAAGCTGGAAACTGTATCGTAAAAGTTCCTGATGTAGCTGTTTTATCTGCCCCGAAATCTAAAGCCGCAACAGCTGCATTAGTTGCAGTTGATGAAGTGTTATAGATTAAAGCTCCTCTAGCAGTCAATGTTACACCTGTGAAAGATCTATCAGCAAAATCTACAATCGCAACACCTGATGCAACTGAAGTATTATTGCCAGCTAGTTTTCCGCCACCAGAAGTGTACTGACCACTGTCACCAACTTCAAAACCTGTAGTAAAAGAAGTTGTAGCAGAGTTTAGAGTAGCTGAGGAAGTATAAAGAGCTATTTTGAAAACGTCACCACCCGAATTTGCGAACGAGTGATCACCGTCTAACAGTTGCTTTTTGAACGAGTTTGCAAGTGCTTGTGTAATCGCCATACTTTTTTCTCCTTATTATTTTCCACCGACTCGAGGAACACCACTTTGATATTCATCTCGTCTTCGTCTTCCCATTTGTTCTACTGAGAAGCCTTCTACTGCTTGTTTATACTTTCCTTCGTATAATTGCAACAAATCATTTGGCCCCTTCAGAAAAGAAAATGCTTCAACTAAGCATGCATACAATAAGCCATTGGGAAATTGTTGACTTAGGTATGTAGTAGCATTTGTACTAGATAATCCAGTTGGTTTCAAGATATAATTTAACTGAATGGTGTATGTAGCATTGGGTGTTGGAGCTACTACTAATGTGTTATTGTCCCAGTTGCTATAGTATTTTGGAACACCTGTAGACTCAACAGGGTTAAATTCAGACATAAAACTAGTATCTCTATATTGTAAAAAATCTCTGTTGTTTGCAGAATCTACTCCGTCAGAATCTACGATTTGAGCAGATCTAATTACTAATAAATTTTCAGGAACATCGATAAATCTAGTTCCAGAAACTAACTGAGCTGTAGCATATCTTTTATTGTTATCTGAATCTACATCTCTAAGTAATCTAAATTCAGCATTCTCAATAAATCCATCTACAATAGTTGAAGTTAAAACATTAGCATCAACTTCTGTATAATCTCTAATTTTTTGTACTAGTTCGTCGTATGTCATTATGTTGTTACCGTTACACTTCCTAAAGATATTAATGCTTGTCTTCTATTGTTTACAGAAGATCCATTATCTGGCACCATACCATTGTTTGATCCAAATGCAAAGTCTCCAGGTAAAGTTAAATCTACATTCATAAAACCACCATCACCTGATGCCTGAGTAAAGATTTGTGGTCTAGCATTTCTTAAACCTTGTCCATCTGCTGTGGTTGGTTTTGGTTCTAACTGTGGATGCTTTGCTTCAAATTCTGAAATATGCACTCTTGATCCATTCCACTCAATAACCATTTCTGAATATGGAAATGCTTGACCAGAACGATCTGAAATAAATTGTGCATATTTTCCTCTAGATAAATTAGACATTTGGATAATAAGTTTTTGGTGTTATGAAAGAACTTGAAGCAGAACCATCTTCTTCTAGTGCTCTCTTTAATTCATCTTCGTATAATAATTTCATGTTCTGTGTAAGTTGTGGATTTATTTTTTGTGATAGATAATAAGCCAAACCTGCAACCATACAAG